TATAACTATCATAGGACTTCTTGTAGTCCATTCCCCTATTAGATGCTCTCTGGGCATAATCTTCTGATAAAAACTCACACATTTCCAATTTTCCTACAGTCATTCCATTCTCCTATTTCATGTATTTCAAGTTCAATAAAAGGCTTGTCGCTATATCTCTTACTGGCGAATATCTCAACGACCTGTCGATCATCTATATATAAAACACCATTCAAAGAATCTAGAATTGCCTTCTGGTAATTATCAAGATCCGCATTGTTATCGCAGAATCCTTTATTCTTTTGTTTTCTTTTTTTCTTGGGCCAGGACTTAGGCATTCCGATATAAAACACCACAGAGACAGATACTGACTTTTCAAAGGGTGTCGTATCTAACTCACTTGTAAGTGCTTTCATTTCTTTTCGGAATTTAGTGTACCTTTTAGGATAGTATGTAGACCACCTGGAAACTCTGGGCCTGGATGCAGGTATGGGGTCTATATCAAATGTAATCCTCATACTGCTCACTTCTTAAAAGGTCGATCTCTCTAATTGCTATAGCTAGGAATAGTCTTATTTGTGTATCTCTTTCACCATCACCTTCTCTAGCAATCTCAATAGCATCTCGAACATTTTCCGAGATAATGTCTAGTTTATCTAACCTCTGTTGATTGAGTCCTGTTGCCATTGCTGCCATATATCGCTAATTGATAATCTTCACCCCTGGGTAGTCTTATATTCCAATCCCCAGAGCCTTCAAACATATCTTCAATTTCGTACAGGTAGTCAACAAATTGCATGACATTCAAGTCTCTTGTTGAGGGAATTTGAATAATCTCTTTCCCTTTTTTGGTTGTGAATTCTATTTTGTCTAAGAACCGATCTGCCAGAATAAGGTGCATTTGAGTTTTTGTATATCCCACCTCTTCTGCTATGATTGAAACCCAAGACCAATAAAGTCTGTTCTGAGCGTTTGATCTTTTAGGTTTGCCTTTCTCTATGGAAACTGTCGCTATGTCTTCATCTGGATTGTTTCCAAAGAACTCTTTCACAAGTGATCTAAAAATAATTTCTTTAGGTTTATCTTTAGAAATAACCCTGTGTATCATTGTACTCCACTCCTCGTTTCTTTGTTTCCTTTTTTTTATTAATAATTATTCTAGGATGCCACAACACGCTATGACGAACTGCGTGTTGTAGTTTGTTAACGATCTTATGAGGTTTCCTATGACTCATAGTCCTAGCCATGATGCTATGATAAGCACCACGACTATGCCAATAAAAATGGCTAACGACTTCTTTTTTAACACTAGATCAATGTATTCCTTCATTCAGACAACTCCTTTCGGATATCGTCATCAAGTAATCTCCAAATGATCAAGGTTGCGATTAAACCGACAAGTCCAGCAGCACCAAGTTCATGGATTATTCCAATTATCGTACCAATTACATTACCACCCAAAAAAGGTACTGAATGACCAAACACAACCTGAAGAACGATTGCAAGTGAGATCAACTTAATACCTACAGATATAGATGCGTCAGCACCTTTCATTATCTTATCTAACATTATTACTCTCCTTCTCTAGTTATAACGGAATAGGACATAACCCTTTCGGTCTTGGCAACACTACTTGCAGTACCAGACAATGCCTGTCTAATAAAAAATGCTATGCCCTATTCGATTACAACTATACTAACCACCCCTTTCTTAAAGCTTCCAACCACATCACCGCATACACCAGGCAACTGGTACAGATTAATGCCATTGCAAAATAGACTAGATGTAGAACCGATCTTAGTATGTTCATGTTTTAAAACCTGCACACCCAGACGAATCTACTGGTTGACATTGTAATTGATTCATCTCTTCTATTTTAGTTTCAAACTCACTACATCCTGTCAATATAGTGACTATAAATTGTAATACGATGATGAGTGCTATGGTTTTCATTTTAGAGTTGGATTATACCATTTCGAGTCATTATTCTTTGAGTATTTATTACTGCTCTATACATTTCCAATTCAAGAAACTCTCTCTCAATAGGTGGGTCTAGTTGTTTTCTGCCATCATAAATATCGTGGCAGTTTAGACATAAATACGCACCATGTATTGGAAGACTTTTAATTCCCATACCTGCACCATTTAGGTGGGCGAAAACTACTGTCTCGTTCTCTGGCATACAACCATCCAACCTTAATTGGCAGGATTGCCCTTTAGCAGACTTCGTATATTTATCCACTCTTATTAGATAAGTCATATATATCTACCTCCATATCTGAAAATTTAGAAAATTGACCATCAAACTGACATTTTACATAACCAATCTGGCCCATTCTGTTTTTTGCGACAATTAATTCTGCTAATCCTTTGTCTGGGGAATCCTCTGGATGGTAATATTCGTCTCTATAAACCATTAAAATAATGTCACTATCCTGTTCGATTTCACCTGACGATCGCAAATCGGACATATAAGGTCTTTTATTCTCTCTGGACTCTACCCCCCTACTCAATTGAGATAATAGTATTATGGGTATCTGAAGCTCCTTAGAGAGATACTTTAATTCCCTGGTAATGCTGCCTAACTCAGAAATTTCTCTACCTTTATCATACTTCATAATCTGTAAGTAATCTATTAGAATAAGATCAATCTTGTTTTCACTATTTGCCTGTCTAGACCTAGCAACTATATCCTTTATTGATAGTCCACCTTTATCCACTATAGTGAGATTCTGATTACCTGTCTTGGCTAACTGTTCATAGAATATTAACTCTTCCGACTCACTCATCTGACCTCTATCGATCTTCGACAGGGGTATAGATGTTCTAGAGGATACAATCTTTAGCATAAGTTGTACTTGAGACATCTCAAGAGAGAAGAACAATACATTCTTGGACTGAGATACATGGTCTGCAATGTTTAGGGCCAGGGTAGATTTACCCATAGAGGGTCTACCTGCAATAACTGTTAATGTATGTGTTTTAAAACCAGATAATAAAGCATCCAGGGAATCAAATCCAGAAGATAAACCAAAGCCACTTTCATTTGGGTTCTCTAGGTAGTCTATTGTTTTACCAACGATTGAAAAAACACTATTAGCATTCTGGGAATCCATTTCCAACTCAAGAGACTGAATCTGAGAGACTGTTTCTTGATAGTTGTCATAGTTGATTTCTTTTTTAAGATCGTCTATCTGATTTTTAATTCTACTTTCCCGAATGTGTTTTGCATATGATTCTATATTGGCAGTTCCTGTTGAATTATTTGCCAAGGTTGCTAAGTCTTGAAAGCCAACTACCCAAGATCGGCTCTTAGGTTGTCTGTCTGAATCGATGTAATCTCTGACAGTCAGTATATCAACTGGTAATTTCTTTTTGACCATCGTTAAAACACAGTCAAAGACATAACTTAATTTCTCATTACTGAAATCATCACAAGTCAGTCTGGTTGCCAAGACTCTGTCAACGCAAGGGTCTAGCAGCAACCCTCCAACGACCGATCTTTCTGAATCTATTGAGTTATATTTCATGGTTTTTCCTCTTTTTAGGTAAGACTTACCCCTTGCTAACTTTTTTAAGGGGTCTTAAATCGAATCCTCGCTAACTTTTTTTAGACGATTTATCGGAATTATGTACATTTCTGGACTTTTGCCGAATCTTCTCACAGGATACTGCTCTGCAAATTCTTGCGTTACGAGGTATGTATCTGGATAAATTCTCTCACCATCGGTGTTAGTGTAGGTGATATCAATTAGGCAGGGTGGTCGATAAGTTGCTACACCTATCGATCTTGTTTTCCAGATGGGTACTTTTATTTCATAGGTTTTCATTCTTTTACTACTAGGGTTTTTACTTCTTTGTTTATGACTAATTCATTTATTAGCATACTCCCTATAAAATCTAACATATGTTCTGCCTGTTCGGCATTTATAAATGACTCATTATTAACTTCCTCTTGTAAGTGTTCTATAACTTTTTCCAAGATAATCGCTTTGAGTTTTTGTAAATCTATCATTGTAACTGCCATATCATTCTCCTTAGTATAGTTGCCTTTCACAACATTCATATAGATAACCACTATCATTTTCCAAGTATTCAAGTTCTTCTTCTGTTAACTCAGTATTATCAATCCAAGTTGCTCGTTCAAAGTAACTATCGGCAAAGTCTGGGTAGTCTAAAGTATTAACCATCACTTCAGCATCTTGGATCATTTTGGTATTGACTTCTTTCATCACAATGCCATTTCCCCAAGTACTGGTTTTACCTGTGTATTTTTCTTTATCAGTTAGGGCAACACTCCAATCCCCTTTATCAACATCTGCATCACAATGACTACATCGAAGAGCAGTCCAACTAAAATGATATAC